CGCCAACATCAGGTTCGTGTCGTCACAGACCTCGGCGGCCAGTTCCATCACCGGCCCCTGCCAGAAGTTCTTCGCCTCCTGGCTCGCGTTCTCATACGTCCGCGCCGAGCTGTCGCCCATCCACGACAGCGGCACCCGCCAGGTGCGCAGCATGTCGTTCTTGACCGCCTCGAGAATCTGCAGCACCTGCGCGTCCGCCGGTGTCGAGGCGAGGTCCACCACCTGGATCGGTGGGGTCCGGTTCCCCGTCGCGGTGGCTTGCGGGTCGTCCTCGTAGTAGCCGTGCAACACCCGGCCGCCGTTGTCGTAGCCGGTGAACTCGGACGCGAACTGGTCCTCCCAGGCGCGACGTTCGTCATCCTCGGCGAAGTCCGGGGTGATCACCAGCTTCTTCGCTGCCAGCCCGTTTTTCGCCAGCGCCCACATGTACCGGTCCAACGCGATCTGCAGCGACGTCGGCATCGACGCGGCCTGCAACGCCGACTCCGGTTGCCGCCAGTCGATCTGGGACGGCCGCCACGAGTAGAAGACATCCCGCGGCTTGTAGTCGATCCGGCCGGACGGCAGCTGGTACTGGTAGCCGTCGAACCAGGTCGCCGACCCCGGCTGGGACGGCACCGGCTGCAGGAACGGTGAGACCAGCGGCCACAACGCGGACGGCGTGTCGGTGTTCGGGACGCAGACGGTTTCCCACGCCATCCGGCCGGCGACCAGGCGTTGGATCAGCGACCAGATCCACAGGTTCCGCGGTGACGTGACCGGGTTCGGGCCGTGCGGCGGCGGCCCGAGGAGCCGAGCCATCGGCGCGTCCGGGTTGAAGTCGGACCGCTTACCCGGGTCGGCACCGACCCGGAACGGCAGGCTGCCGAGCGCGGTGGCGATGATCCGGACCGGCTGCATCACGTAGATCGACGCCTGATAACCGTTGCGGATCGCGGTCAGCCCGTCCCATTCCGGGACCTGCGGCTGCCCAGGGGAAGACCACCAGACGTTCGACGAACCGCCTTTGGGGGCGCGGCCGTTGTCCGTGTTACGTGCGGCGGGTTGGGCGGCGCGGACACCGAGGAGTCGGGACGTGAGGCTCACGCGCGGCTCCTAACGTCGGTCACGGGCGGCGAGGGTGACTTTGCGGGCGAACGCGACCCGTTCGGGTTGGGAGAGCCGGGCGAGGATGCGGTGCGCGTTACGGATGACGAGCCCGGCACCGACAAGGACACCGGCGAGGAAAGCGAGGAACGCGACGAGCACGGTCATGCGCCGACCAGCCGCCAGGTCATCTCCACCCCGTCCACCGTTACGTCCACGTCCGTGATCCGCGGCTCCCGGTGCGCCGCCATCCAGCCGCCTACCGTCAGCAGCAGCCCGGCCGGTGTCCCGACCGCGTGCGTCCACGCGCCACACGTCCGGCACGACGCCTGCACGCCGGTCACGGTCGGCGTCATGTCAGGCGGCCCGTCCGTGGAACCGCATCGTCCGGCCACGGCGTCGTTCGGCCTGCCAACACGCCTGCACGACAGCGTCCGCTGAGTCTGTCGACCGGCCCAGCCGCTTGCGAATGTCGTCTTTGGACTCGACCTGGATCTTCCCGCCGGACAGCACCCGCCAGTGCGGCGCGGTCAAGTCACCGACCAGCAGGTCATCCTCCGGCAACGTGAGCGTCGCGCCGTAAGCCGGGTCGAGCATCTCCCGCACGTTCCACCACGCCGCCGACCGGCAGTTGGTGAACCCGAGCTCACCGGAGCGGTCGCGACGCAACGTGCCTTCAGAGGCGTTGAACGCCTCGACGGTCAGGTCGTTCTCCCGCAGCTTGTCGACGACACCAGCGCCGATTCCGATCACGTCGACAACCGCGACACCGCATCCGGCGGCGGTGATGATCCCTTCGGCGCGGCCGGCGGTGGCCATCGTGTCCTCGTGGTGCGTGTACCGCAGTTCGGGGATCACGTCGCCGTACCGGGGGGCCATCACCGTCCGGTCCGCGCCGGAACGAGCAACATCAACGCCGAGCGCGGTCAGCATGTCGAGTTGGCCGCCTGCGCGTTTCCAGTCCCGCCACCGGTCGACCGCCGCTTCGATCCACGCGAGTGGGATCACGCCGTCCTCGTCCGCGACGTGGAACTCGCCTAGGACACGGTTCGCGTACAACGCTGACCCGTCACCCCACTGCCGGGCGCGTTGCTCCGCCCAGGATGTGGCGACCCGGCGGGCCGCGACCGCTTCCGCAAGCGTGACGTGCCGCACCCACCAGTCCTCCAAGCCCGGGCGACGCTGATGAATCTCGTAGAACCGGCCTGCCGGCTCACCCGGCGTGGAGAACGCGACCGCATACGCTTCGAGGCCGGGTTGGGCGTCGGCTGCGGAGAACGCGCCTTCCGCCGCGTCGAACACTGCCGCGCCGATCGCTTTCGACTCGTCGAACACGTACAGCACATGGTCGGCGTGCACACCTTCGATCAGCGCCGGGTCGGACGACGCGACCGCGAACGCCGAGCCGTACCGCAGCTTCAGTGACAGGTCGAGCAGCTCCTGACCGTCGCGTAGCGGCCGGCGGCCGAGTTTGTCCCACCGGACGTGCCGCACCCACTTGTGGATCTCCGGCCACAGGTACCGTTCGAGCTGCCGCCACGCGCCGGCGGTGGTCGCGCACTTCCAGTCGATGCCGGCAGCGTCGCGGGTGAGCGCGAACCAGATCACCAGCAGCGCCGCTTTCGCGGTCTTCCCGAGGCCGTGCGGGCCACGGGCGGAGACCCGGCGTTCCCGGGGGACGGCGGCGAGGATCTCCTGCTGGTAGCCGGTGAGTCCTTGCCCGTCGGGCCAGTCGATGCAGTCGGTGAGGAACCCGACCGGGTCGTACAGCCAGCCACCGACCTGCCGTAGCTGCTCGTCGAGGTCGGCTTTCTCGGCGCGGCGGACAGCGGCGTGCGCCCGGTTACGGGCGAGGAGGTCAGCTGCTTTCGACGGTGCGTAGGTACCGCTCGGCGCCATGACGTCCGGCATCCAGCGCATCCCCTTCGACCCCGGCCGCGGCGAGCGCGGCTTCGACTGCTCCGGCGATCGCTTCGGCGTACCGTTCAGCGGCTTTGACGCGGCGTTCTTCGAGCCCGGCGGCGACGGCTTTGACGGCGAGGTCCGCAGCGTGCTTGCGTTCCTGGGCTTCCCAGACGGCGAGCTGTTTGGCGTACTCGCCGACCTTGCCGAACTCGCTGGCGATGTCCCCGACGAACGTGTCGTGCCAGCCGTGTTTGGCGAGTATCGCGTCGAGCTCGTCGGCGTGCTGTTCGGCGCGGAGCCACGCGACGGTCATCAGCCGGAGCAGCGTCTCGCCGGGGTCGAGGGTGGTCATCGTGTCGACGTCCCAGCGGGCGACGGCGGCACGGACGTGGGCTTTGGCGTGGGTGGTCTTGCGGATGTGCATGGCGCACCGGCCGGGTTTGCTGCCGGGGATGACCCGGCCGTGGCAGGGGCCGGGGCCGGGGCCGGGTTGGTCTTTCCAGCCGTTGCCTTTGCGTTGCGCTTCGCATTCCCAGGCGTGGTGCTGGTCGCACCAGCGTCCCCAGGTGGCGTCGCCCATCCGTCGCCTCCTCGGCTGCTGGTGCCCGGGGCCGCGGGCACGCCTGGTGTGGCCGCTCACGGCGGCGTCGGGGATGTGTGCGCGGCGGCCCCGGAGACATGAAAAAACCCGCCTGGCGCGGGCTGTAGAG